CCATCTGGTAACTAAAAAAAAAGGGCGGAGAATAAACCCCGCCCCTTTAAGATATTTAATTAATATTAATCTTCGGCTGCAAGACGGGCAAAGTATGACATAGTGTCATCAGTACCTGTACTCTCCATAGCCTCTGCCGTTACTGGCTCCACAGCTGCCGCAAAGGCAGGTGCTTCAGAAGCAACCGGAGAAGGTGCTGCAGAAATTGTTTCTAACTCTTCACGAGCTTGAGTTGTCATAGTGCTAGTACCTAACACTTTATTTAACTTAGCCTTTAACTCATCATATGATTTATAGTTCTTAGGATCAGAGAATTCTGTTAGATCATGTAACTTGCCATAAATCTCTTCCAATTCACTTTCATCTGAAGACAAAGCACTTGCTGATGCAAACTCAGACTTGTCATAGTTTCGGTAACCTTCTACTTGACGTATCTTTAATTTAAAGTGTGCACCTTCCCAAAAATCAAATGGGTTGATAGGTGATTCATCTGCAAACTGTGGTTGCATAACATCCATGATTTTATCAAAGATTTTCTTACCGAACTGATACAACACAATCTTACCTTCATTAGCAGGATTAGCTGGATCAGAAACAACCATTGCATTAACTACATAGTGTAGTCGCCGCTTTTGTTTACGAACTATTTCTTTATTCGAGTCAATACCCGAGTTCCAGAGTTCTGAGTTATGCTCAGACACTGGGTCTTGCTGACCAATTGAAGTCAATGATTTTTCTATGTACCATTGACCTGTTGGTCCTTTGAATCCATGATCCCAATAACGGACCCATGGTAATTCAGAACCTTCGGTTGCTGGAAGAAAGCGAAGTACAGCATAGCCATTACCTGCTTTATCCACCGTTGGTTTCCAAACACGATCATCACCATAATTTTTCTTACCACCGCCACCGGCGCCAGCGGCATCTGCGGCTGAGATAAGTTTTGAGATTTGATCACGATTACGTTTTAGGTTTGCAAAAGACATTTATATTTTCCTTATGTTTTATATTGCTGAAGTATTACTGTAATATCATACTATATTTTCGGCTCAATGTAAACCCTTTATTCTTCAAAAGGTAAACTATTTTGCCTAGGGAGATAGTTCAAATTCATAGCCTCTCCCTCTAGTTTCTCAACGATAACACCGTTGAGAAATTTCTTTACATCTTCGGGCTCAATGTTTGTTTCTTCACAGACATCTATCACTGCATCCATATAGGATAACTTTTTGCCAAATACGGTAGTTTCTACCATACGAGAGAATTTACTTTTATTCAAGAAAACTGCTTCACTCATTTATCCATAGCCCTTAATATAATTGTTTCTTTATTTAGTCTTCCATTAGGCACCTCTGTTTTGGTAGTTAGAGTTCCCCACATCTTATTAATCTGATTAGGTGTTTTACCTAAAGCAACTGGGAGGACTTCAGAAGGTTTTCTGATCTTCGTCATCCTTGATTCATCAAGATCAAATCCCTTTAAGGAAGTTCCCTTGACTTCAAACCCAGTTGCTTTACGGCTTACATATTCGGTCAGCTGTTTATATTTAGTGTTAAAGGTATACAATCTCATAGCACCAACAACCATCATTGGATGTATTGACTTGATCTTATATTCTTTAGACTCCAACAAGAACTGCATCTTAGCTACTTGTTTATCTGCACTCTTAACTCTAGGTTTACGAGGTGCACGTGTAGCTTTTTTGCTCATGATGTACTTTTGCGCATCATCTATAATATGCTGAACGAATTCCAGATATTTCTTTCTAGCACGTGTTGGTACATTTTCATAACCCTCAATCAGATCAGGGGTCTTTTTTGTAACCAACTCATTGAGTGCATCACGCAATGGTGTGTAGTAAGAAACAACTGCACTAGCTGTCGACTGAGGATAAGCATCTTTAGTCAGTTCATCATATATAGAATACTTCATCTGAACTTCATGTTTATCGTCAAAGTATGCATCAAGAATATTCTCAATGCCGCCAATAAACTCAGATGTTTTTTCTTTTATGATCTCAGCTGGTGTTTTGCGAGGCTTAATTGCTACAGCAACATTCTCTTCCTTAGCCGTTAAGGCTTTATTACCTAATACAGTAATATATTCAAAGAATGTTTCCAGTGCTGCTTTTGCATTCCAATTGGGAGGGAAATCATGCCCTTTTTGCTCCCACAAAATAGTAGAAGCAATAAAGTGCTTGGGTGTAAAAGCATATTCTGGTGCAGCAAGATAGACCCGCTGGGTAGGCTTATCAAACGTAGCACGAATATAAGTTTTGATAAGAGATGCAATATCTTTCTTATCTACTTCCATTCGAATGTATTCATTAAAGTTACGAAAGTTATTCTCAGGTGCAGCACCAAAACCAGTTTTCTTACGTGCTCTTGGTAGCGCCTTAGTCTTTTTCTTAACAGCCATAATATATCTCCGTTTGATTATATAACTATTATAACACATATAAAAACAAATGTAAAGTGTTTTCTTTACTTTTTTTAATTTATTTTTTATATGGGTGTAAAACTATTTCACCATTTTCGTCCCAGTTATGTTTAACAAAGCCTTGTTCACAGAGGTACTCAATTGTATCACTAACAATTTCATCACGTGATTTTGAAAAGTAATTCTTATGAATATAAAATCCGCATGCAGCAGAACCTATGCCGTATAGTAGTGCCAAAATATTCTCATCAATATACAATGCAAGTACCTCCATTTAAATTATTATTTAGCTACAAGAAAAGGATACAACCTTATCTAATCTAAAAGACCTCCAGCCTTCGGCTTTAATATCATACACAGGAAGAACCTCTTCGTTAATATTACGAACTTTCTTTTGTGTAATAGGGTCGCTTTTGGTAGCAGCAGGAACAATATCAGAACGTAGAGTACACATCATATCACGTTCATCACCATTCACTTTCTTAAAAATAACACGACACGTGTTAGTCTCAAGTTGTTCAATCATTTCACTTCTAGTTATCATATAATATTCCTTATTTTAAGTGGTATGTGCCTTGAGGTAATTCCCAGGCTTTCATAAGTTTGCGGTACATCTCCGCAGTCATTCCGATTACATTAAAGTTGTTTGTATCTTCCTCCCATTGTCTAATAAAAGCATCACCATTCTCAGTAAAGTGTACAGTAACATCCTCAAACTCTTCAGTGTTATCAAGAATTGTTACGACAGTTTCATTATACTGGTGATCATGTTCAATTGTAAACATTAGCTTCCCATCTTTGATACTTCTATTGCTTGATCCTTATTAAGAATAGGAACAGCATTAGATTTGTGCATAGTAGCAATACCTTTAATAAGAGTACCGGTATATTTGTTACCTTCTCTTTTAGCACCATTACCAGCAACCTTATCAGAAGTCATTCTAGGACCTGTATTATAATCAGGTATCTCAGTACGATACTCCGTCTTAGGTTTATCTTTGATACCCATAGACTTTAAGAAAGCTTCGTGTTTTTCTTGAGCTTTCTTCCAGCCTGGGGCTTTCTTTCTTTTAGATTTACCATGGACTTGAACGCCCTGTATCATGTGCATACTCATTCTGTATATCTCCTATCAACAGCAGAAGCATCCCATACATATGGCAGCTTCTTATACTTTGGTCCAAAGATAACGACATCATCATCGCCAACTTCACTAAACACACGATCGTCATAATCGCGGTGGATATAAACTGGTCCACCGAAGATTTTATGAGCGCGGACGTACTCGTCGCCTCTAAATCCTACATAGTGTACGGTTCTATTCATCAACTATAGTACACCTCCATTGTAAGACCACCAATAAGAAGTATTATACATCCATATAGTATAGCCTTTAATAGTATATAAGTCACAAGATCATGCATACTGTTTTTCCTTTAAAACTTCTTAATACTGCATAGTAGTCTTAACTTAGTCCCTCACCAGGATTTTACGGGTTCGGTTGCTAGCACCTACCTACCTGTTACGTTTCTTTGCTCGTACTATGCAGTATTAAGAAGTTTTCGTGGGAGAGGCTTACTGCAGAACCTCTCCCCCTATCTACAATATCGTTAGTAGCAAACGTCCGGGTTTCCATTCGGTACCGGCTGGTATACCCACCTAGTCAAACCTTGTACATTGGCTGCTAGGTTTTTCGATAACAACTAAGATTAATCCCAATCATTATCGAATCTTGTAGTGGCGCGCATTGTGTCGCCATAGTACTGATCAGCATACTTAGACGCGTCAGTCCATTGATTATAGTTTTCATCCATCTTGTCGATAGACTTGAAGAATGCATCAGCAGTTTGAACTACTTCTGTCTTACGAGTCTTACGAGCAGTTGAATTGCGAACAGCAGCATTCTTACTTTGAAGATTGCTTTTGAATGCAGCTTGTGCATTGCGTTTTTCAGCGATTTCACGGATAAGTGCAAGGCGATCAGCTTTTTGTGCATTAGTCATCATAATAATATTCTCTCTCATTTGTTAACGTTATAGGTATTATAGCACAGGTAATCCTGTAAGTACACAACTATTTTAACAAACTTGCACTTTTTCTTCTGACTGTGATAAAAATGTCACAGCTGACATTTTCCATTCAGATAACAAATTATTGACATTAGAACCTTTAACCCAAGCCATAGCTTCGGCTTCAGTTTCAAAATTAGCCTTGTATTCTACATCATTTAATAATTTAATTTCGACTTGATATTTATTTAACATTATTATCTCCTAATCCATCATTTCCAACATACACATTAATATGTGCAATAGTACCTTCAACGCGAGTAATCATATACTCCAAACCTTCAGACTGTAAAGCTTTATGAATCTTTTTGATTATAGCTTCATTTGTGTCAGAGGTTTTCATACTGTTTCCGCCATATCTTCAAGTGCATATTTAATTTCACGTTTAAACTGTGAGTTAGTGCACTCAGAAAAGTCAACACCGTTAACTTCCATTTGGTATTCTACCTTTAATGCAGTTGCTTCATCACAGCCTAAAGCTTCAGTAATCATTTTAATATTTAAACGCATGATAGTCTCTCCTCAATCATTATATTAACATTATAACACAGTTAATTTCGTTTGTACACAGTTATTTTAGCTTTTTTGAAATTAATTTGCTAAGCCAATGTGTACAATCATCGCATGGATCCTCATGTTCCATTAAGCAAATCTTAGTGCATTTATTTCAGCAGCACGATCTTCATCTTCAAGATCTGCCATATATTCAAAAGCCTCATCGATATATGAAGCAGCATACCAAGTATTTAGTTCAAGGTGCATATCAGCTGAAACAAAGTTCCAGAAGTTTGTTGAACCATAACCTTCGCGAAGATTTTCCTCGCTTGCGATTGCATCTTGAAATGCCTTTACGACGTCTGTTTTATAATTAACGCCAGTTGTAAGATTTGTTAAAGTATACATTATGCTGCCTTCCAATCTTCTTTTAATTTCATTGAGAAAGGAACTTTAGTTTCCAACCAGCGAATAGCAAGGCTAGGAGTATCGAATTCCATTTCATCACAAATGCTTAGATCTTTAGGATCTTCATAAGAAGCAACCCAACCGATACATGCAACTTGCTCTAAGTAGCAAGGGATAGATG